GTCGTGATCGGTCACGGCGAGTACGTGATCTCGTGGCCGAGCAAGGATTTCTCAGGTCCGGTGTTCCAGCACACGACGAACTGGCAGCGGACGAAGAAGCCGCCGGAAACTGCATGGAGGGTCGGCGAGTGAAGACAATCAGAGTGCGGATGAATCGTGCATACGGTGCCTACAAGGCGGGCGAGCTCGTCGAGGTAGACGAGGGGTTCGCCGCGAGGCTTTTCGCGTGGGGCTACGCGGAGCGAGAGACGCAGCAATCACTGATCGAGACGGCAGCGGTGGAGCCGGTCGCGGAGCGAGCAGACGTGACGCCACGACGCAGGGGGCGACGGCATGAATGACGGCAAGCGATATCGCAGCCTCAAGGTGCAGACGCAGCCGGTTGTCGAACCGGTGAGCGTCGCCGACGCCAAGGCTCACATCCGCGTCGATCACAACACCGACGACGCCTACATCGCTGCGCTCATCTCGGCGGCTCGCGAGTACTGCGAGACGTACATGGACGAGACGCTCGTGGACACGCAGTACGTCATGCGGCTCGATGCGTTCCCATCGGTAATCGAGTTGCCCCGCCCGCCGATGAGCCAGACCACCGGTCGCACGGCGGTCTCGATCGTCTACACCGTGAGCGAGTCTGGCAACACGGCTACGCTCTCGACGACCGAGTACCGCGTCGATCGAGACGCGAAGCCCGGCACGCTGCGGACGCTCTACGCCGGGTCGTGGCCGAGCCACTTGCTCGACTACGGCAGCGTCACGGTCACGTGGTGGGGCGGTCGCGGCGACGACGGTAGCAAGGTATCGCCCCGCGTGAAGGCTGCGATCCTCATGCTCGTCGGGCAGTGGTACGAGCGTCGCATGGCGGCCGACTCTGTGTCGCTCTCCGAGATGCCGTTCGGGGTGAAGGCTCTGCTCGACAGCGTGAAGTGGGGATCGTACACATGAACGGACGCATCATCGTCGATTCACAGTTCACCGATACGGCGTCGGCCACGGGCGTGTCTTCGACAAAGGTCGTGGCGCTCCAGACCTCGAACGAGTACACGTCTGGCAAGGTCGCCGTCGTCTCTGGCACGTGCGGCACGTCTGCCGTGACGATCACGCTCGCCTCGCCTGGGTACACGGCGGCGTCGGGTTCTGCCGTGTCGTTCTCGTCGGTCTCTCGGATTGTGTTCTCGGCGACCGGTGCGACGCTCGTGAAGTGCGTCGGCGGTGCCACGGGCAAGCCGCTCGTGATGTCGCGTGCCGAGCAGGGTGCCGTCTCTGAGGTCGGTGCGACCGAGACTTCGCTCCAGGTGAGCGTGGACGCAACCGCTGGCACGTCGTCCTACACGCTGGTGATGTATGGCGATTGATCCGGGTCGGCTCCGTGAGCGAGTCACGATCCAGAGTGCGACCGAGGCTCGCAACTCGATCGGCGAGGTCGTGCAGACGTGGGGCACGTTCGCCGAGGTGTGGGCCAGCGTAGACGGGCTATCCGGTCGCGAGGTGCTTCAGTCCGGTCAGCAGCAGACCGAGGTGACGCACCGCGTGCGGATGCGGTACGTGACCGGGCTGACGCAGCGGCATCGGCTTTCGTGGCGTGGCCGCATCCTCGAAATCACGTCGCTCCTCGAACACAACAACCGCACCGAGCACGAGCTCCTGTGCGTGGAGGCGATCGACTGATGGCGACCGCAGGGATCACGATCACGGCTGAGATCGCCGGGCTGGAAGAGCTCCAGAAAGATCTCGGCACGATCTTCAAGCCAGAGCAGAAGGCGAAGATTATCGAAGATGCGATGAAGAAGGCTTTGGCTCCTGCGCTGGAGCGACTCAAGGCGAACACGCCGGTCGGTCCTACTGGCAACCTGTTTCGGGCGGCGACGATCAAGGTCGTGCCATACAGGCGTGACGGCAACGCCGCCGGACTCCTAGGCTACACCCGTGCCGACAGGGAGAAGTCGCAGTCGGCACAAGGCGGCAAGCGGCGTCGAGGCAAGGATCTTGCCTACCACCAGTACTGGCTCGAAGAAGGCACCGACGACAGCACGATCAGCACACTCTCGAACACAGCGTACGTCCGAAAGTCGCACGTCAGGCGTAACCGCAGCGGCAGCGTCACGACCGTCAAGGCCCACGATGTCAGCGGGCAGAACGCCTACTACGCTTCGAGCTTCAACACGCTCGGTCCTTTCAAGTTGAAGCCGACGCAGCGTCCACGGCGAGGTGGCGGCAAGCAGGAAGTGCAGACCGATCCGGCATCACCGCAAGCGTTCTTCAAGCGATCCGCCACGCCGATCACGATCAAGGGGATGCGGGCGGGCGGAAGGCCGGGCCAACCGCCGCTAAAGACGACGTGGGACCAGACCTCGACCACGGTCGCCGAGATCCTCCAGCGTGAACTGAGAATCTCGCTGGAGCGTGCCCTGGACACGCTGACCCGGTCGGCCACGGGGAATCTGTGATGTCATTCAAGTCACCCGAAAAGACCGTCGCCGACGCACTGCTCGCCGACGCGACTGTGGCCGCGATCCTCGGCACCCGGATCTACCCGGTCCTCGCCCCTGCCTCGGCGGCCCTGCCGCTGGCGACGTGGCGGCGTCAGGCGGTCACTCGTGAGACGACGCTCGGCAACACCCGTGGCGGGCTGCCGGTCGTGACGCTCGCCCTGGAGCTCTACGCCGAGACCTATGAGGCGGTCCGAGAACTGGCCGACGCCTGCCGGTCGAAACTGGATGGCTGGGGGAATGCCGTGTCATCATCAGTATCGGTGCGACACGTCGCGCTTCAGAACGAGCAGGACGGGTTCGTACAGTTGGCAGGTGGCGACCTGCCTCCGGTGTTTTCGGTGACGCAAACGTACACGATCCTCTGGCAGGAGACCTGATCCGTGAGCAACCCCTCGACTCCCCATGACGGTGCCGGAACGGTCCTCAACCTGTTCGGCACCGTGTACACGGTGACCAACATCGTCATCAGCAACACGAACCCCGGTGCTGCCGCCGAGGCGACCGTGGACGTGGGGCACCTCGGCCAGACGACCGGCGAGACGCTGGCGACGCTGAGCCGTCCGCTCGTGATCCCGGCCGACGACGGCGGCACGGGTCGCTCGGTGACGTTCGATTATCTCGGCAAGACGATCATCCTCGACGCATCGACAGGCACGATCACGATCACGACCGGCGGCACTACGCTCATCAACGGCAAGGCCGCCACCGTGTCCAGCTCGACGCTGACGCTCGCGACGAACGACGCGATCCGTGGTCAGGCGACGATCACCGTGGCTCGCTGACCGTGACGGAGGTCCGTCATGGCTACGCGAGTCTCGGGAGTCGCTGTCACGTGGGGCGGCACCGCCGTCCAGCAGGTCAGTAGCGTCACGCTCGATCTCGTCCGCGATATGCCTGCCGCTCGCACGGCACGGTGGACCCTCGACCTGGGCGAGGTCACGCTGCCTGCGTTCACTCGCACGGCGGTCCCCGAGAGCCAGTACGGCGTACGGGCTCGTCTGACCGTGACCGCACAGGACGACCAAGGCACCGCCACGTCGAGCACGTTCACAGTGTTTGATGCGGACTGCGTCTACCTCGGTGCCGAGGTTCGTGGCGAGCTAAACGGCGTCTGGCAATTTGACCATCGATTCAAAGTGATGGATACGGTCGGGATCAACAGTACGTATCCATCGTGAGGTGAGCGACACATGGCGACACTGACGGCAGAGCAGATTCTCGCATCGAACGACGCCGGGCTCATGGGCCCGATCACCGTGCCCGAGTGGGGCGGCGACGTGTACATCCGCGTGATGAGCGTAGGCGAGCGTGACTCCTACGAGCGGTTGTGGATCGGCAAGAAAGAGACCGGCATCGAGAACTTCCGCTCCGAGTATCTCGCCCGCTGCCTCTGCAACGAGAAGGGCGAGTTGCTCTTCACCCGCGCCCAGGTCGTAGCGCTCGCGAGCCGCAGCGGCGCGGTCGTCGGTCGTCTGTTCGACGCGGCACTGAAGCACAACAACATGACGGAGGCCGATGTCGAGCAGTTGGCAAAAAACTAAACGCCTCGCCATCGCGTCGGTTCCTCTTCGCGCTGGCGGGGCATCTGCGAATGACCGTTCGCGAGTTGTGCGAGCGGATGGATTCGCGGGAGTTGTCGGAGTGGATGGCTTACACGAGGTACTTCGTCCCGCTATCCGACCCGTGGCTTCAGACAGGACTGCTCGCCTCGATCGCCATGGCACCGTACACCGATCCGAAGAGAGGCAAGCCGCCGACGGCTGAGGACTTCATACCGAAGGCACGACCACCGCAGCACGAGTCGCAGGACCGAGAGACGATCCTTCGGCTACGGCGTGAGATGGGGATTGTGGACTGATGGCAAACATCCTCGGACTCGCGCTGAAGATCAGTGCGGACTCGACGCAACTGAAGCTCACGCCAGCAGAGCGTGCTCTTCAGACGCTCGGTGCCGAGGCGGCGAAGCTCACGAGCGTCTTCGAGCAGTTCACAGGCGAGTCGTCGGCGGCAGCGACTGCACAGCAGAAGTTCGCCACCGACCTCGCGTTCCTGAACTCGGCGCTGAAGACCGGACAGATCACAGCCCAGCAATACGCTGAGGAGTTCGCGAACCTCGCCCAGGCATCAGAGCAGGAAGCCGCCGCTCTCCGCGAAGCCGCCCGAATCACCGAGTCTGTGCGGACGCCGTTCGAGCGTTTCCAGCGAACGGCGGGCGAGCTCGCCGTGCAACTGGACGCGGGTCGCATCTCGCAGGAAACATACAACCGGGCGGTCGAGCAGGCGTCCCGTGGGTTGACTGATGCCGAGCGTGCGTCGGCCGGGCTCGCGGCCCGCACCGCTCAGATCGCCGACGCTGGCGGGCAGGCGACGCTCCAGTTCAACGAGCTCTCAGGCATCTTCTCGATTCTGCCCGGCCCGCTCGGAAACATCGCTGGCCGCATCTCGGGCATCACGTCAGCAAGCGAGGGGCTGTCCCGCGTGTTCTCTGGCGGCTTGTCGCAGGGCGTCTCGGCGATCGGCTCGTCGGTCGCGGCGCTGATCAATCCATTCACGCTCGCAGCGGGCGCGATCGTCGGTGCAGGTGCTGCCGCACAGCAAGTGGTCGCCGGGCTTGTTCGCCTAGAGGACCGCGTCGAGCGTCTCGGAAACCTCGCGAATCAGTTGGGCGTGTCGTTCGAGTTCGTGCAGGTGCTCGAAGAGGCTGGCAAGCGGACGGGCGTCTCGATCGAGTCAGTCGCCGCCGCTACGGCTCGGCTGCAACGCACGCTCGTCGGGGCCGACGAGGAGAGTAAGCAGGCGACCAGATCGCTCCAGAACCTCGGGCTCGCCATCGAGGACGTGCAGACCCTTTCGCAGGATCAACAGATCGAGCTCATCGGTCGTCGCATCGCGGACATCGAAGACCCTGCCAAGCGGACGACGGCGGCGATCGCTCTGTTCGGACGCAGCGGCACGCAGTTGCTGCCGTTCTTCTCAACGCTCGGCAAGGCTGCGGCAGATTTTGATCGGCTCGGAGGCGCGATCACCGAGGAGGAGAAGGATCGCGTCGATCAGTTGGGAGACGCTTTCGATGCGTTGTCTCGCGTCGTCACGCGGCTCAGTGAGGTAGTGCTCATCCCGTTCGCAAGACTCTTCACGGGGATCATCAACGCGCTGGCGGATGTCACCGGCTCTGTCGTGCGTGTCGCTCGCGTCATCGGCGACGTTCTGGAGCCGATACTGCGAGCGATCGGTGCCGTGTTTCAGGGAGTCTCGTTCGCTGCCGCAGCGGCGAACGCTGCATTCGACCGCCTGTTCGGGTCTGCCGCGACATCTGCTGACACGGCGTCGCTGTCGGTCAAGGCTCTCCGTGCCGAGGTAGAGAGACCGCTCGCTGGAGGAATGCCGGAAGACCTCAAGCGCAACCTGTCCGATGTCAATCGGATTCTCGGCGACTCGCGATCACTGGTGCGATCGCTCTCTGGGGAGTTTTCTGATCGTGCGTTCGGTGCGGCAGACGGCTTCCGGCGACGCATCGCGGAACTACGTGACGAGCTCGGCCGTGTCGATCCGTCAGGAAACGCCGCCCGACGAATCACGGCATCGATCCAATCCGCGACCGAGCAGTATCGGCGACAGGTCGAGGTAATCCAGCAGGCTGCCCAGGCACGCGAGGCTCAGATCGACAAGGAACGCGGCGTCGCCGATCAACTCATCGAGCAGCTTCGCATCTCCCGTCAGTTCGACGGCAATGACGCGAGGGCAAAGGCGGCTCAGGCGATCCTCGCGATCAACGCCGAGATCGCCCGCACCGAGTTCAGCATCGATCGCATTCGCTTGGAGCGCGGCGAACGTGAGGCTCAGGTCGCACGCCAACGCATCGACGATCTGCGCGAGGTGCTCACAGTCCAGCAAGATATCGCGGCAGGCATCACCGAGCAGGCCCAGGCAGACTCCCAGCGAATCAATGCGATCATCGCCGCCTCGACACAGCGCAATGAGATCGAGGAGAACATCGCTGCCATCCAGCGAGAGCAGACGCGAATCCTTGACGAGCAGGCTGCGGCGGCGTTTCGCGGGCAGGAAGAGTTTGACCGAGTCGCTGTCGAGTCGGAGCAGAGAGCCGCGAGGCTCGCTCAGTTGCGTGCTCAGCAAGAGGAGTTGCTCGCTCAGCAGGAGCAAGGCTTCGCCGAAGGCGTGGATCGTGCGTTCGCCTCTGTCGATGCGAGCCTAGCCAAGGCAACTGAGCAGGCGCAGCAGTTCGGCCAGGCTGGCTTTGACGCCTCCGTGCGATTGCAGGAAGGCATCGCCGCCGCGCAGGAGCAGGCCCGTGACGGCATCCTCAACCGAGCAGCGTTCGAGGCCGAGGTCGCCCGCCAGCAGCAGCTCTTCGAGCA